CGTTGATGATGAAACAACGTTTAATGAAAAGTTGCCAGCCGCAGTCACAGTTACATCATTATGTGTTACACCATTTGCAATTACTTTCACTGTTTGTGACTGTAAACCATTTGCACCAGCATAAGCACTGCCAGTACTTGATGTTGAAAAATGACAATCTAAATAGATGTCTTCTTCTGTAAGTTTTTCTAAAAAGTAACCATTTGCTCTATCAATCAAACAATACAAACTATCATCAACTTCAACTATTCTTTTAATTGTGCCAGTTGTTGTCCATCTGCTCCAACCGATAACGTCTCTTTCAACATTTATACCCATAACACAAAGTTCGCCATTATTAACAACAAAAACATAGTTTGTGTTTGTATCTTTGTAATTTTTTAAATATTCAATATCAGTTGCATTGCTCAACATAGTGTGATGAACAAGTGAATAATTTTTAGCTGAAAATGCATCAGTGTTAAAATTATAAACAAAAGCCCTCAACTGTTTCGCACTTCTATCTATAAACATAGTTTCATTGTCAACAACTTTTGGAGTAGCACTACCAGTCTGTATGCCATATCTTGTTTGTTGTCTTATCAAAACGTTTGATGGAGTTACTGGTTCACCAGACATATCAAATTCACCATCAGTAGTGAATATGAATAGTGCTTGTTGAGAAACGATATGTTTGATGATGTTCAGTTCATCACTGGCAATCGTAAATGTAAAACCAGCATCATCTGTTACTTCGCCAGTGGTTGTAGTGGTGCCGCCACTTTCTGTTACCACTCTTGTTGTTGATTTAAAATTAAAAAAGTCACCAGACTGTGATGCAAAAATAGTTTGAGGCTTATCTCTGCTTCCACCAAAAATCAATCTGTTTTGATGAAATGATATTGAACGAGGATAGCCGCCGCCTTTTGTACTATCTAAATTTGAAAAAGCAGTCACTTCCCACTCATTGCCAGTAGATGCTTGTGTGTCTGCCATATCTTCAATAACGTCAGCAACAGCAACAGTAGAATTTGTGACACTTGTAATTTTACATAAACCAGCATTTAGTTTTACGTGCATTCCAACGTGCCCATTTGGAAAACTTGCATTTACCCATTCATAATTTCCACTGCTCAAAGTTAAGTTTATGCCAGTACCAGTTTTTGCACTTGGTGTAAGTGTGGTTGCGAAACTAAAATTTACCAATGGATAAAAGTCAAAAGTCAAATCGCCAATCGCCCAATCATCATGTGCTGTACCTCTAACAAGTTGTAAGGGAGGCATATTAGCTTCAACCATAAGCATTACATCAAATGTTTGTGCAAATCTTATGTCATCAATGTTTGTTGTTGTTATATTAAAATTATTTCCACCAACACCATTAGTTAAAACTGCAACACGTACGTCTCTGTAATAGACGTGTATTTTAGCTAATGATGAAACAGTTGTGTCTGCTGGTTCAACAACTAAAACGTATTCTTGTCCTTCACCAAATTTAAATGGTATCAATCTACTTTTAGAATGAAATGAAGCAGTAACAACATTTGTACTACCATCAGCAAGTGTTGAACTGTCTAAGTTAGAACTTATAAATTGAAAGCCTCTGCGTCTATCTATTCCACCTTGTGGAAGTATTAAAAAATTTTCACACTGTTCCAAACCAGCACGATAGATACCTAGTTCAGCTCTACCTTTTATAAAGTCTCCAACTTCACCTTGTGTGAAGGTAGTTTGTGTATATCTTCTTATACTCATTAGTTCTGTTCGTGCCTAAATCTATCTGAGCTACTTCCTAAAATATGTGCTTCAATCAATCTGCCAGCTGGCATAATGCCAGTAGGCGGATTTTCTTGTCCATCAGCTATACGTGATGCACGCAACTTTTGTTGAAAGTCTTGTGCTAATCTTTGTTGCAATGAGCCACTAGCTGTTATTGCTTCATTGATTTCGACAGCTACTTTTGAAACTAGTGCCTCAACAAAAAACGATGGCATATTAGTTTCATTTACGTCTTGTACGTATTCTAAAAATAAAGTTTTGTTATTAGTAAAAATCTTTTGTCCTTCTTTTTTGTATGTAAAATCTGCTTGTCCGTTAGCATCAAAAGTACTTCTTATTCTAATGATGTCTGCTGGTAGACTAAAAACAAATAAAAATTTTTTATCTGTTGGTGTTTCTGTTAATCTGTTTAATTGTACTTTTTTGATAGCAAAGTTCCAAAACGTGTAATAGAGCAGTGATTTTTTGATGTTTTCATACATCACTGAACAAACGTTGCTTTCGTGTGTACCATCTGTAAATGAAGTAATTGTGTCTGCTCCACACTTGATAAGTGCTTGCGAGCAAATGTCAAATTTAGTTGTTGCCATTGGTAAAATCCTTTTTTTAATATTTATTGATGCAAAAAAAAAGAAAGCCGTCATCAAAAGACGACGACTTTCAAATTGAGTGAGGATTACTCCTTATTCAGTAACGTTGATTAATGCAACACCAGTAGCATCGATCACTGCCGCACCAGCTGAGAATTCGCCAGCAACTAAGTGTGATACTTTTTGTGGAACATAGTTAATCATTGCAGTTACATCTTTTCCAATTGCTAAACCAACACTATTTTTTTGGAAGGCATAACATTTTCTTACACCAGTAGATGCTTCATTCAATAAGTTTGATAGAATTATGTTGAATCCTAAAAAGTTTGGAATGAAACCAGTTGTAAGTGCAGTGTTTGAAATAACACCATCTGCCGCAGTAGTTACACCACTGTCTGCTAATAAGTCAGTAAGTGCTGCTGGTGACATAACCATATATCTTTCAGCAGTGTCTACACTGTTATTGTTTAAACCTTCAGCAACTTCTAAAAATTTTGCTTTAGTTAAACCAGAACCAGCTGTAACTGTTGTTGATGGTGATGATGCATCTAGTACTGTTATGATTTCTGAATCATATGCTCTAGCTAGTGCCGCACCAATTGACTCTGCATACGTTTGTCTAAAATCAAAATTTGTTTTTAATTGATCAAAGTCATCAACGTATTCAGCAGCAACATAGTTATTAAGAGTTGCTGTAACTTGTGCGTGGCTAGCCACTCCGCCAGTGTATGTTGCAGAGCCGCCTAATGATTTAGAAGAATCAGACATTACTGTTACATCTTCAAATCTACTTTTGTTTTTAATGTATCCACCTTTTGATAATGTGTTGAATTTGTAAGTTGAACCAATTACGTTTCTTACAGTTCTTACACTACCAGCAAGTTTTGAAGTTTTTTGCTGTGCGGCGTGGATTACGTCATCCGCAAACTGGGTTACAAATGCATTTGATACAGTTGAACCCGCATTAGATAAAGCCATTGCTTTTCTCCTTTGTTATTAGTTTATGTAAAAAATGCTGAATTATGTTTGAGGTTTTTAGGCAGTAAAGTTATCTAAAAACAAAAAACGTTCGAACTTGTTTTTAACGTGTACCACACGAACAAACTTGTTTGTTAAGCAGAAGGCTTTTTCAAGTTGTCTTCGTATCTATTTATTGAAAGGTTATCAAAACTATTTTTGATTAAATTTATTCTTCTATTTGTTTCAACTTGTTTCACAAAACTTACACCATCATCTTGTCTGTACATACTGCTAGCTCCACCATCAAAGCCAACAAGCATAAGACTTTTGAAACCTAAAATTGCTCCCATATAGATTGCTAAATCACCACTGTTCCATCTTGTCATTGAATATGTTGGAAAACGTAAACAGAAAAATTTACGTAAGTTTCTACCACCACTGTTACGTGCCCAATTGTATTTCAACAATGGTGCAACAACTGGGATATCAACATCATCTTCAATCATCTTTAATAAAACTTTTGTGTCTTGTGCTAGTATCAAATCTGGCTGAAACTCTTTGTAGATATAGTTGCATCCAATTACAAAACTTTTGGTTTTCTGGTTAGGATTGCTTTTGTAATATCTAGTAATTTTTTCTAAATTTAAATTTTTTCTACTTGTGCCATTACCAACAATCCAACAAGTGCTATGTGTGAATTGTTTCATAGTTGTCCACTTGCCTAAATCATCAATTAATTGAGTAATATCTTTTTTGTAATATTTTTCTAACTCTTTTACATCTGCTACAGATTGTGGAAAAAGTCTTTCATCTTTATCCATCAACTTTTGTGTTTTTTAATTACCTTTACAGATGTTGTCAAAGAAGCACCAGCATGCTTTTTGAATCTGCCAGTGTGTTTCATTAATCGCAAGTTTTTGCCTTTGCCCATAAAATGAAATCCTTTTGGTGCTTTTATTTTCTTATTCATATTTTACTTCCATGCCCGACAGCTCCAATACCTAGCTGTCGTTCTATTTTTTGCGGTTGAACATTTGTGTCTTGCTAAAAAACTTTTTTTACGTGCTGGTTGATTTTTTTTGATACTCATTTTTTTGTCACCAAATCTAACTTTGATAACATTACCAGTTTTTGGATTTTTAACATACACCGCAGACTTTTTACTTTCGTTGGGTGTTCTAAATGGTTTGTTTAATTTTACTTTTCTGCCATTGTAGGTTGCCATTATCTTTTAGCAGTTTTTGCACTTCTTATAATTGCTGCTCGTGTGACGAAACCTTTTTTGCCTTTTGCTATTGGTTTCTTACCAGCCTTACGTCTTTTGTTTGCATAGTAATACAATCCTTTACGTGCCGTTCTGCCATCTTTAGTTTTATGTGTGTGTTTTGGCATTAGTAACTTTTCCTCTTTTTAGATTTTGCTTTTTTAGTTTTTTTGGTTTTTTTTCTTTTGCCCATACGGTGCATTCTTCTTTTTGTTAGTTTCATAACTTCTCCTTTTTTTTGGCACTGATGGAAACACAGCAATTGACAGAATGCGTATCCCAAACACCCTCATTGGTGATGGTTACTAAATTGTTGTTTGTAACAACAGTGCCGCAAATATTTATGTGTTGGAAGAACAAGTGACTGCTGTAAGGTTAATGTATAGAAACTGCATTTGTTATAACAGTCACTCATTAAAAAGTGTTGAGTGGTAAATGTAACTATGGCAATAGACAAATAATCTACCACTCAACCATTCAAGTTATCGTAAGGGGATAAGTCAAATGTACGATTATTTATTCGACAAAAAATCAAAAAAAAGTGGTTGTTTTTTCAAAAATGTAAAATTACCAACCCATTAAAAAGTCATATTTTATGCGGCTTTTAGAGGGTAGTTGACAGATTCCAATTCTGTTATAGAATTTTTTTATGGTTTACGAGTTTGTGATAGTAAAAAAAAAGTATTATTAAACATTTTCTTTTTAAACTTTCATCTTTCGTAAGTCAAACACAAAAGTAATTTTTTTTAAAAAAAATTATTTTTTTTAAACTAACCAACTGTTGCACTTAAAACTGCATTCAGTTCACAGTAGTAGTGTGTCTGCACTTATACGATAGCACGCACTGCTCC